GGCTTTTTGACTAACTTTCTATATTATATTTATTGTACTATATAGTTTTATTGAATAGGTTGTTTTTTGGATATATTGGATTAATATTTTATTAGAAGAGAGATAAAGGGAAAGTGGGTTAGGATAGTAATAATGGACTATAGAGTTGTATTTAGCACAATGCCTGATGATAAATTAAAAGAACTGTTAGAGAAATATATTGAGAAGTGTGACAGATGTAAAAAAATTGTAAATGAAGAGACTGAACGTTCAGAAGAGAAATTATTATATATTAACAATGAATTAAAAAGCCGTGAAGACTTTAGGAAGAGTTTACAACCTAACAAAAGATATAAACATTTTGTAGATGAGGAAGAATAATATTTAGTTATCATTATTATAATAATAACTACATATTGTAGAATGTATGAGGTGGGATTCGAACCCACGAAGCCGAAGCATAGGATCTTAAGACCTACCCCTTTGACCGCTCGGGAACTCATACTAGTCAGTATCCGCCTGATACTATATCACGGTTTCATTTATTACATCTTTGATTTTTTTGATTTTCGTTTTTTGGTTTCTTTTACATCAGGAATCACATCAGGAAGTTTGAGACTTTCACAGATTGGTTCGTCCACTATTTCTGGTTTAGATTCGACTGATACTTGAGAGAGATCTGAATCTGAATTGTCTCCCATTTCAACTTGTTTCTCTGGTGAGACTACATCAGCCTTCTTCATTTTCTTTCGTTCATAATACTCTTTTGATTTCATTCGTTTGTATTCCAAGAATTTAGGATCTGCTTCTTTACGTGCTTGGTAATATTTCTTACGTTGTTCATTAATCTTTTCACGATTGGCGATTCTATATTTTTGGTTAGAAGTCATTGGTTTTACTTCTTCCACTTTACTTTCCATTATATTATTTAGTAGTTATGTCTTTAAGTCTTTTTCATTACATTGACATGACATGGAATTTTAAAAGGATCAATTCCTCCTTTTTCATCCTCACTTGTTATACTCTCGGTTGGTTTAATTACATCGATTTCTTTTCTCAAGGCGGGGTCTTCTGACCTAAAGAAATGTTTTAAAATATATTCATTCTTTTTAAAATCTACATTATGATTTAGGTCATCAAACATATCAATAAACACCGCTACATCATCATGAAGAATACCTGATCTATATTTAGATGCATTAACAAAATGACCAAGTGCAAGACAATACCATCCACATGCATTATTCATCAAACTTTGAACATCTTTCATTGTATGAGGTAAACCAGTATGACCAGTAGTATTTTTGACAACTTTTTTAATTATTTCAGGTGGTGATGCTCCGTAAGGATCAAAATAAATTGATTCAGTTGAACCATTACCATATTCTACAACTTCTAAAAAAGTCCAATGTGTACCATCATTCTCATGACCATCCTCATCATGACTATCTTCTAAATTAATAATATATGCTTTATTAAATTCTAATTTTTCAGGGAGTTCATCTTTAAAACATACCGAACCCATTGGTATATTCATTCGTTTTGCTAATTCATATATTTGTGAATCTGTAAGTGACATTTATTATTATGTATACGATTTATTCCTTTAAATTCTTTTCATAATTTTACCTTGTGCATAATCAATTGCCTCATCACCATGTGCTCTTGCATATTTTCGTAAATCATTTTTAATATTTCTACCACCAATACGTTTCATTATTTTACCTTGTGCATAATCAATTCCTTCATCACCATGTGCTCTTGCATATTTTCGTAAATCATTTTTAATATTACAACCACTCATACCTGCACCTAGACCACGTCCAGCATATAAACCAGAACCTAAACCATGATCTTCAGAATCTTCATGACCACCTTGTTCATAATGTTGATATTGAGGTGGTAAAAAATGTTGCATCTGAAAGTTAGCACTGAATGGTTGTGAAATAAGTGCGGGTGGTACAAATGTATGTAACATACCTCCGTTTAATCCAATAGTTCCATGTTCCATAACTGATCCTCCTTTGATGTAAGATCTTGATCGTGGGGCTTGTTCATTATCTTCACTATCATTACCATCAAGAGCACCTCGTAATGCTTTACGTGCATTAATACCTAATTTAGACATATTTGCTTGTTTTGCCATTTGCATAGCATTGTCAATACCAGCACGTCCCATATAATTGTAATTTTTTTGTAAATGATCGCCTAATGATTTAGATAGTTGTGCACGTTCTACATTATCTTTAACTGATCGTTTGACTTTACGGAATAAACCTTGTCCTTCAGTACCACGGGATTGAGGCTCTTGTAATTTTGATGGTTCTGATGGCGATGGAATCATTGAAGCACCTTCTAAAGAATCATTCATTGCATTATGTTGTAATTCTTCTTGTGATAATTCTAATTCTAAACCTTTATTTTTTGCGAAAGATTTAGTTACTCTATTGTATGTATGAGGATGAACAATAATATTAAATCCAGTTCCTTGCTTTACACGAACTTTCATTCCTTTTCTTAATTTTCTTATTTGTGATGGACTTGCGTCAATACTAATTTTATGCATTAATATATTTAAGAAGTTATCTTTTTAAATATATATCATTATTTAATAATTAAGTCACTTTACACCCTTGCACCTGTCAATGCATCGATTTGGATCTCAACTCCGTACTCAACAAACACAAAATAGTCCATTGCTTTTGATGATGTGTTAGTACCTAAAATTTGTACAGATTTAGGTACACTCATTTCAACTGGTAACATGCGTTCAACATTTACATAGTAATAACAGTATGCTAAATCAAATGCTTGTCGATCAATTAATCCAGATGTAATACCATCAGTAAGACCACCGTTAACAGCATTTTGGCCATACAATTGATGATTAAATTCTTCCCAAATATAACGTTGAGTGTTATAGATGGCATTCTGTCCACTAATCTGTACGTTAAACTGAGTAAGATGAGATAGTGGAGAAGTTGGACCAGTACCTGCAGGATCAAATGGACTTTGAAATACAGGAATACCTTTAAGGAAACCGGTATTAGTACTGTTAGGAATATCAAATCTATTAGTAAAAACTGTACCAGAATCAGGAGCAGTAGATGATAAAAATGGTAAAATTAATACAGATTTAATATTTGCAATACCATTGGTTACTAAATTGTTCATTAAACCACCTGCGGCGACATTTAAAATTTGGTACTGATACACATCAGTATATTTAATTTGTTTAACACTATTGGAAAGATATGCTTGTTCAAAAGTTGGGTTAAATGTCATTGCAGGAACATATAAATAGATAGATTTAGATAATTGGCCTGAAGCACCACTAATTACAGTTGTTAATGCTTGATCTAAACAGGTCGCCCCAACTGAAAGATTTGCAGTTAATGTATAAGTAATCTGACCAGCAGCAGTTGAAACAACAGTACTTGGTGACGCTAATAGTCCCGCTAAACCATTGTTAGTACATCCTGATGCAATCATAATAGGATTTACACCACCGATTGCATTAGATACACTAGCACATTGCATACCAGCAGGAACAAGAGCATTACCAACAGCAGTTGAAACTTGAGCACATTTAATGGTAGATGATGTATTATTTAAATTTAATGTTAATTTCATAAATACACCTTTTAATAATGGACACATATTAAAAAAGGAATGGATATGTTTTAAGTATACAGTTCCAATAATAGAATATTGAATATAACCATATGTTGTTACAGATGCTACACCAGCAGCAGAAACTGAAATACTATCAGCTCGTTTACTAGATAAATATGATTTCCATAAAGTTCTAGTATTTGCAGCAGTTAATAAAGCACTATATGGAGTTGGTGAACATCCTACATTTGCGGTTCTTGATGCTGTAACAATACCAGCACCAGCGTATGCATCGGCATCATAATTAATTAATCGTTGTCGTAGTAAAAAACCTTCATTACCCAACATGGAATTATATGAATTGTTTTGAGCAAGATTACCTGAAACAAAGTGTTTATAGTTTGTGTTATTTACAACACCTTGTCCTGAAAATGTATCACTTAATGCTATAGACGCACCAGCAGCTACATTTGCTACTGGATACATAAAACCCCATGTTAAAGGATCATCAGGAAAGAAACCAATTGTTGAACCTTGTGTAGAAACATCGTTTAAGGATAGGGAGGTCATCAACTTGAATGAATTCCACATGTTAATGAACGGAGTTTGTTGGCAAATAGTTGTGCCGTTGTACTCTAACGTAAAACTATGGATGATTTGACCAAACCAGTTTTTTAAACCGATGGAATGATCTAAAGATGTATTTGCATCACTTGGTGTACCAGTTACACCACATCTAATAATACTTGCATCAATGGCAGAACCAGCAGTTAAGGTAGACACTGTGGGAACGGCAGTTTGTCCCAAAGTTAATAAAAGTGGGATGGAAATATAGGATTCTCGATATGACATGTATTTGTTACTGTTGCTGAGTTGTGATGTGTCGATGATGGATTGATTGTTATTGTAATTTTGATTTTGATTATCTAAGATGTTTACCCAGTCTTTACGGACGAAAACATTTGGAGTCCCTTCTACTTCTTGGGATAAGTCGAATACTAATTTATCACTCATTATTAGATTATATCAGAATATTCGTTTAAATGGTTTTATATTGTATGTGTCACATATAATATAAAAGTTATTAAAATCAAAAGGACATTGTGATGTTCTTACGTTTCACATGTAATTTAGGTTCAATATTTAATTTTGATAGTTTATCTGATAAGGATTTCATTCCTGTTCCTGATGATTCCATACCTTTACGAGCATAAGGATTAATTCCTGTAGTTGCGATGTAATCATCCATATCAGAGTATGATGATGCTCCACCACCACCTCCGGTATTTAATAATATTGATCCCATTCCTTGTCCATACAATCGTTTAGTATGTGATACCATCTTTGCATTAGAGAACGGTAATTTTATGTGTCTTGTTGTGCTATATACCATATTAATATATATACAATCATCTTTTTAAATATATACATATAACATTCAGATGAAATCACATTTCAGTTTTTCTTTATTGATGGTGTTACGTAATTTAAATGTTGATTTAATTATCGAATCAATATGGGTAATTTTTTGATTAATAAACTTTTCATGTTTCATTTCTGTATCATTTTTGAGGTCATTAAATAATTTTGTTTTTTCATTATTTAATGTAGTGTATAGATTATTTAAATAATTTTCATCTATTTGTGAACAGGCCATTAATATATACAGTATACAAATCTTTAAGTCAATTTTACCTACCTCGCTCTAATGTTCCTAGGGTAAGTAAGTAGGTAAAACCAAATTATCCAAATATTTTAATATTTTAGTAACTTTATATATATATATTTATTGTACTATATAGTTTTTATAATTTTGTTATTTTTGGATATATTGGATATTATTTATTTACCAGATAAGAATCCCTCATTTGCGTCTCTAATGGTTAAAAGAATAGTCATATTAGGGTCATTAATTTGTAATGGTCTTAGATCAGTACCTAATAATGTTAATCTTAATTCATTATATGTTCCACCAATAAATTTATTCCACATAAAATTAGGTGGTTTCTCATTAATTATTTCACCAGATGATACTGATGGATTGAGAGAGTAAATAATTCCAGATGGTTGAGAATATGGATTATTAATACCTGAAAGATTTAATAAAAGATTACTATTTGGTTGTACTTGAGGTGATGTATTTGAAAGGTATGATAAAGTACCACCAGCATTTTTAGATGCATAATTATTAGATGCATTTGGTGTTGTTGATGGTGTATAAGCATTTGATACATTAGCATTTGTTGTAAAACCAGCAGTATAACCAATGATAACATTAAAATTAGATGGTATAGTTATTACTGGATTTTGTGTTACGGTTGGCCAGTTTTGTCCAACTGGTAAAACATAACCTAGTGTGGTTGCAGTTGCAGACGTTGGAACTAAAAAAGTATTTATCTGAATTGCGTATCTGACTGTATTAACACTAATTTCCCATGGGTAAACATATTGTCCAGCTGAGTTTGTCCAATATGTTAAATTTTGAATCATAACGTATTGAAAATATGCATTTAATTCTGTAATTTCATAAATCCCATTCGGGATGGTAATAGTGTAAGTAGTTGTTACACCTAAAGCAGTCCATGTATAAGTTAAGGTGTTATTTGTGTAAATGGCGTCGATGTTATTCCATGAATAAAACATAGAGATACTTGAGACGGCGACATATTTGTCTGTTAAATTGATACTGTTTGGAAATTTATAAACTAATTTATTATTTCCACCATCATTAACAATATTATTTTGATTTAATACAATTATAAACATTATTATTGTATTAAATTAATTACTGTTTATATATTTTAATTATATTCGTTTGATTCCATACAT